ATACTTGCAGTATTATTGTATACTTCTAGTGCCAAAGCTGAGAACAAAAAAGGTGAACCTTTGATGACAAGTTTTGCCTGTAAGACACCCCATTTTTTAGTCATGCTAGAAGAAGCTACAAGTCAAGAAGAAATAGACAGTGCTGTTTATATTGCTTTAAATACTAAGGAATGTTTTTATAGTTCTAATAAGTTTGTATTTTACCTAGACTATAAGGTACATGAGTTTAAATCTTTTATAGGTCATAGTCAAGTGTGGGCTACTAAAGAAGGAGCTTATATTTTAATAGATCGAGAAAAAACGCTTGACTTTACACTTTAACTTTGATATAATTAAGTAAGGACGGATAATGACAGTCGAATCAGCAAGTTTTATTTCCCAATTAGTCACAGCTAACCCAGCAGCAAGTGATAACATTTCTGAAGGTGATGATCACATACGCCTTGTCAAGAGTGTTCTTAAATCACAATTCCCCAACCTAGCCACAGTAGCAGTTAGTCAATCATCTGCACAAATGAACAAGTTGGGTTTTGAGCCGGGGCATATAGTAATGTTTGCTTCAAACACTACACCAACAACTGAAACTATTTCGGGTATTAAAGATTGGCTACTGTGCAACGGAGATGCTTTTAGTACTTCTACCTACTCAGCATTGTACGCTATAATAGGTACTACATTCGGTACATCTGGATCAGATTTTAAAGTACCTGACTTTAGATCATTCTTGCCCATAGGTGTAGGTGGTTCTAATAGTTTAGGTACATCACAATCAGCAGTAGCTGGCAGTGGTTCAGCAGTTGTAGCACAGATTCCGATTAACTTTTTAATAAAGACATAATGGCAAATGTAAAAGAAAAAGCAGCCCAAGCCTCTGTTATTTTAGGTAACGAGGTATTTCAAGAAATGGTTGCAGATATTGAACTATCATTGATAGAGCAATGGAAACACGCTGATAAACAAGAAGACAGAGATCATTACTGGTACAAAGTGAAAGCATTGAAATCTATTCTTGAAGATTTACAAGCGTGTATGGACAATAACTTAATAGAAAATTCTTAGGAGTTACATATGGTAGACGAAGCGACTAATCCTTCACAGGAAGTCACTCAAGAAAAACAACTAGAAATGTACGATGTCATGTTTGGAAGTCAAGGTACTAATCCAGAGCAAGCATCTAACGAACAACTTACGGAAGAAGAAGAGTCACTTGTTGATAACTTTGCCGCAGATCAGGCAGAGCCAGAAGAAGACTACGTGGAAGAAGTTGAAGAAGTAGAGGTATCCGAAGAAGAAGAGATTCAAGAAACTTCCCCAAGCTATACCGTAAAGGTAGACGGCGAAGAGTTTGAAGTTGACCTTGATGAACTTAGAAACGGTTATCAAAGGCAGTCTGACTATACCAAGAAATCTCAGTCTGTAGCTGAAATGCGAAAAGCATACGAGGCTAACCTACAATCTGTTCAACAAGAGCGTGATCAGTACCAACAAGTTTTAGCTAATATGGAGAACTATCAAAACCTTGAGCTTAAAAATTATCAAGAGTTAGATTGGGCTTCTCTCAAAGAAGATGATCCAGTAGAATACATGGAGAAACGAATTGAGTTCCAAGACGCTAAAGAAAAAGTTACTCAGATCAAGCAAGAACGGGCTGTTGTTCAGCAAAAAACCCAACAAGAAGTTTACCAGAATATTCAACAGAAGGTACAGGAAGAAGCTGAGTTGTTAACCTCTGCCTTACCAGAATACTCTGATCCTAGTTCTAACCTAAAGACTGAACTAAGAGACTTTGCTATGAATATGGGTTTTAGTGAACAAGATGTTAATGGAATTACTGATCACAAGGTTGTACTTGTATTACACAAGGCAATGTTGCAAGAGAGAGCTAACTCCTCAACATCATCTAAAGTCAAAAAGGGGCCAGCTAAAGTTATTAAAGCAGGTACTCCTACGACTAAGAAACAACGGGTTAGTAGAGATGTTCAAGCAAAACGCGATAGACTAAGAAAAACGGGTAATGTCAATGATGCTGCAAATGCGTTTATGGATTTAATTTAACAAAAGGACTTGAACTATGGCACAACCTACAGGTGTTACCGTCACGTTTTCCTCAGTAGGACTACGTGAAGACTTAGAGAATGTTATCTATGATATTTCTCCAACTGAAACTCCATTTATGTCAATGGGTGGTCGCTCAGATGCGATTGCTGTAAATCACGAATGGCAAACTGACTCACTCGCCGCTGCTGCTGACAACTTCAACGAGGAGGGATCAACTCTCACCGCTGCTGAAGCTGCTGCTACTGCAAGAGTTGGAAACATATGTCAGATTTCTTTGAAAACAAGCTTGATTTCTGGAACTCTTGATGCTGTTTCTAAAGCAGGACGTAAGCAAGAATTAGCTTACCAAATGTCTAAGCGAGCCAAAGAGCTAAAGCGAGACATGGAACGTGCTCTCGTTGGTGTTAATATTGCTAAAATACCAATGGCAGGTGATGGCACTGTTCGTAAACTAGCCAGTCTCCCTACTTGGGTTAACACAAACATCAGTAAAGCTTCTAACGGTGCTAACGGTGCTGGAGCAGGTGCTGCTGCACGTACAGATGGTACTGCTCGTGCGTTTACTGAAACTCTGTTGAAAGCAGCTATTGTAGCAGCTTATAACAGTGGTGCTGACACTAAGTACTTGATGATGGCTCCAGCTCAAAAGCAAACCTTTTCCAACTTTGTTGGTGTAGGTGGAGCAAGTGGTGTATCTAACTTTACGGACACTTCTGATCAACGTATCATTGGTGGTATGGACATCTACGTTAGTGACTTTGGTGAGATGGCTGTTGTTCCTAACCGCTTTCAGCGTTCTAGGGATGTATGGTTACTTGACCCTGAGTACTACGGTGTAGCTTACCTACGTCCGTTTGAGCAACGTGAAGTAGCAAGTACTTCTGATGGTGAGCAAAGAGCTATCATCTGTGAGTATACGCTTGTTGTTAAAAACGAAGCTGCTCTAGGTGCAGTATACGACTTATCATAAACTATCGGTGTAAGGTGGGGGAGAAATCCCCTACCTTTACTTTATGAGGTACAGATGAACGATCCAATTAAAACACAATTTAAGTATGATGCAGCTGAGGATAAAGTCTTACTTACAAATAGTCAAGATATAGAGCCTTTGCTTAAACTAAACAAAAAAGAATTTAACGGAGATTCACAGTTTGGTTCTCCCGGTAAAGATATGCGTAAAGTTGCAAGCATACCTTTAATCATAATAGAAAAGTGGAAGAGTGAGTTAGGTGTAGACGTGATGAACAAAGATCATATGCCTAAAGTTAAAAAACTTCTTAATGACCCTGAATGGCGTTATCTTAGGACACATGAAAGTAATATATAATGGCATTATCCACTTACTCTGAGCTACAGGCAAGTATTGCAAGTTATCTGAACAGGAATGACCTGACAGATAATATACCTGATTTTATAACCTTAACTGAAGGTAAGTTAAACAGGGATTTACTTATCAGAGCAAGTGTAGTACGTGCAGAAACTACGACAACTGCTGGTACAGCTTTCTACAACCTACCTAATGACATCATAGAGTTAAAAAACATTACCAGAGATACTTCTAGTGCAAGTTTTGCATTGTCGTACTTATCGTTAGAGTCTGCTTCAAGAGAGTACGGTGGAGTGTCTTCTGGATCACCAAGAGCTTACTCAAGTGTAGGTGATACTATTAAGTTATTACCTACACCTGATTCAACATATACAATAGGAATTAACTACTATCAAAAATTAATTGCTTTATCAGATTCTAACACAAGTAATATTATTTTAGAAAACTACCCTGATTTATATTTGTTTGGTAGTTGTTTTGAGGGGGCTTTGTTTTTAAACGACACAGAACAATCTCAAAGGTTTGGTGGAATTTATGCTAAGGTATTACAAGACGTAATGCTCTTAGAGGACAGGGCTGAGTACAGTGGAACCGTATTAACTATGCAAGGTACATAATGGCTGATACTAACTGGGTTATAGAAAAGTTTAATCTGATACAAGAATCAGGTGGTAACATACAGACTGAGGATGGTATAGATATAGCTTTACAAGAATTTAACAATACTATTTGGACAACAGATACGGAAACTGGCAGTGGTTAAAGAAATATTTGACATAAGTGGGTTACAAACAGGTTTTACCTTTAACTCTGATCTATCTCCTTATGATATGCCATCTAATATGTTTTCATCTGTTGAAAATGTTCGCTTTAATGACAAGCAAGCAGGTAGTATAGAAGGACATATAGCAGCTTTAGGAAACCCTACAGTTGCTCCCTATTGGACTACAAGTTGGAGACAATCTTCTACTAACCTTTGGATATACGGAGGCTTAACTGCTTTACACAAGATTACAGGAACTTCTCACGCAGATGTCACGAGATCAAGTGGAGCCTATACAACTTTGGCAAACACCGGGAAAAATTGGCAAGGGGATGCTCTTGGTGGTGTTCTTGTTGTTAATAATGGTATAGACGTACCTCAGAGTTTCTTACAAGGTGGTTCTAGGTTTGTTGACTTAGCACAGTGGCCTAGTACTCTTAGGTGTCAAGTTATCGTACCATTTAGAAACCACCTGATAGCTCTGAACTTAACTGACAACGGTACAGCATTGCCATACTCTATACGTTGGAGTGATGCTATCCCTGAAGGAGCTTCTAACAACGGTTCTGCAACATGGACAACTGCAAGCACAGCGTCAGAATCTAACCAGATAACTGTGGGTGGTACTAAAGGTCACTTGTTAAACGCAATACCTCTAGGTAATGACTTACTAGTTTACAAAGAAGACAGTATTTACTCACTGACATTTACAGGTGGTACATTTACTTTTGCCTTGAGAGAAAGATTTAAGGACATAGGTTTATTTTCCAGAGATGCAGTTGTACAAATAAGTAACAACGAACACGTCCTTGTATCTACTAACGATGTTGTTATGCACAACGGTAGTACTCTAAAAAGTGTTATAGACGATCAGGTACGTACTTATCTTTTTAGCCAGATTGATTCTGCATCTGCTTCTAAGACTTTCCTTGTGCATAACAAAGTTAGAAACGAAGTATGGATATGCTATCCCAAGACAAACGCTACAAACGGTTTTCCTGATGAAGCTTTGATCTGGAATTACCGTGATAACACATGGTCTATACGTGCTCTACCGGGTGTTAACTACATAGCCAGAGGTATAGTAAACCCTGAATTAGCTAACACATGGACAGCTACAAGCACCACTTGGGCTGCTGATACTCTTACTTGGGCGCAACAACCTTACAACCCTACAATCGACTCACTACTGATGTGTGGTACAAATGATACTAAACTTTATCTTGCAGACTCAGGAATTACATTTGATGGTACTGCTATTACTTCTCGCATGGAACGAATAGGATTAACAGCAGGTAGTCCTAGTGCAGTCAAGAGTATTACAAAAGTGTTTCCAAGAATAGAAGGTACGGGAACAGTTAACATAAGTGTAGGTGCAGAGCTACAAGCTAACCAAGGTGTATCTTACTCTGACCCAGTTGCTTTTACCATAGGTACTGATAGTGAAATAGATTGTAGAGTACGTGGTAGATACTTAGCTTTGAAGTTTGAAAACACCACAGGTAATCAGTTCAATATGTCAGGTTACGCTGTAGAATCAGAAGCGGTATCGGATAGATAATGGCAAGAGAATTTTTAAGATTTGCTCCTGAGTTACCTACTTCTGATGCGGAAGATTTAACTAGTCTTTTGACAAACAACCTGTTTGCAATACAAGGTATTCTAGACTCAGTACAAGATGGTCATTTAGATGTAGTGTTCGCAGAACCAGATAAACCAAGTCAAGGTGATATAAGATATGCAGATGGAACAGTATGGAACCCCGGATCAGGAGAAGGTATTTACTTTTTCAATTCCAGCGGAGCGTGGGTTAAGTTATAAAAAAGTCAATAGAGAATACAAGAATAAATTTTTAGTCCTAAGTGAGTGTTGGGATTTTATAGACAAGTCTGTAGCCAAAGGCGATAGAGAGCTAGTAGACACAGAAGATATAGTCAAGCGTGTCTTAAATAACATCTCTGATCTCTGGATTTCTGTTAAAGACGGTGATGTAGTCGGAGCTTTTGTTGTAGGAGTTATCGCGTATCCTAAAGCAGATGTAATAAATTTTGAGGCAATTAGCGGTAAGTTTAATTTTAAGTATGCTTTACCTAAAGTAGAGGATCACTACATAAGTTTAGGTTATAAGCATTTTCAAATGATAGGGAGAAAAGGATGGCAAAAAGTTATGTCATCTCAAGGTTACATCCCTAAGAGTACAACAATTTTTAAAAAGGTGTAGTTATGGGAAGTGTCTTTAGTTCTAAACCAACGGTGGTACAAGTACCTAGCTCTCAAAGAGTTGCAGGTTCTAGCGAGGTTAAACCTTACGCAGAGGTAGAACCGTTTATAAAAAACTATCTACCTACATTGGAATCAGTGTTTACAGAAGACCCTGCGCTATACACAGGTGCTCTTACACCCGGTCAATCGACTCAGACACAACAAGCTCTATCAGGCTTTGGTACACTTGCTAACCAACTAGGTACAAGCACTGCTCAAGGTGGTGTGGGTTTACCACAAAGTCTCCAACAAGCTTACCAACAAAGGTTTGCAACTGCTACAGAAGACCCTTTGTCTTCTCAACTGTACCAAGCACAAATAGGTACACTTGCAGATCAAGCTAGGTCAATGACAGAATTAGACAAACGTACTGCTCAGGAGCAAGCTATTAATGCTGGACAATTTGGTGTAGGTTCTACTGCACTAGGTGAGCTACAGGAGCTACAAAGACAGAAGAGAGAAGAAACTACACGCTCTGGTCTGTTCCAAGCTCTACAAGGTGCAGAGCAACGTCAAACACAAGCACTAAGCGATTTACCTGCTTATGCACAAGGTGTTGCACAAACCTCAGCGTTACCTTTTCAAATACAGGAATCTATAGGTAAAGCTCAAGAGGGGTACACACAGGCTAACTTGGCAGATGCAGCTAGACTAGCTCAACAAGAACAAGAAGCTGTTAGAAAACAAGCAATCAACTATGCAAACATCTTGGGTAGTCTTGCTGGTCTTGGTACAAGCACCGCTTACCAAAGTTCTGCACAAGGTACAGGTGGTCAAGCATTTCCTACTCCTAGTGTTGCTTCTCAAGTTGTTGGTGGATTAGGTCTACTAACTAATAGGGGATAATTATGGGAATTACATTTGATAACACTATTGGAAAAATTGGTGATTCTATATCAGAAGGTTTAAGCTCCGTAGCAACTGATCTTTTTGAAACAGAAGATTACAAAAATGACCTTGAAGATTATATAAATGATATTGAAATGGCTGGTGGTGATTTTACACCAGAGATGAAAGAATCTTTTAAAAGAAAATACTACAAGGATAATATTTCTAAAACTACTAAGAAAGCTCAAATGCTTGCAGCTTCACCCCCTTCTGGAAAACAACAAGCAACTAAACAATTTACTACTAAAGCACCTACAGTACAATCTGGTCGCTCTAACTTTAGAAATATTGATCCAAGATCGTACAATCAAGTACAAAGAGGGGTAGACGTAGCTTCTTTAGAGGGTCTGTTAAATCAATCTAACGCTGATATTATGTCAGGTAAAGCTAAACAAGGTGTATACAGTAGAATATTTGGAAGTAGAGGATTATTATAATGGCTGATGTTAGAGCGTATAAACCCCCCCTTACAGATTTTTTTAAAGGACTTAGGGATGAGGCAAGACGAAGAGCAGTAGAAAGACAGGGTAATATAATTTTACCCACTACTGGTGATATTAGAAATCAAAATAATTACCCCCTTACTGCTGATAGAGCTAAACAGATAGCATCACAAGCTATGATGAATACACCGGGATTAATTGCTCAAGCTAATGCTCAACAAGGTGCTGGTGTACCGGGACAAGACTACAATAGACCAGCATCCTTTGGTGAAGAAGCTATAAACAAAGGAGCACAGGCAGGGTTACTTACCAAAAATATTGATACTGTGACAGATAGATTTAAAAATGCAGCTAATCAATCTTCAGACATTTATCTTCAAAACAGAAACGAA